AGCTTAACCTAACCCACTGATGGGCCAGATACTCCGTTACACAGCACGCCAATTGCTCTCAAATCATTTGACGACGGACACCTCATCCGGCCGAAACAGGATCATGCCGGAGGTGTAAAAGCCGCGCAGGGCGCTGGCGCCGGAAAGCGACAGAAAGGGATCATCCTTTACCTGCTGCTTGCTGAGCTTCTTGGTGTGGTGCGCCAGGATGACACCGGCCTCCGGCGCCACCATGTCGCGCAGTGCCTCCACGCGGCTCTGCAGAAAGAACAGCATGGCGCCGTTGTCGTTCTCGCCTTCGCCCTCGGGGCCGCCATCAAACAGGTTGCGGATCGGGTCGATGCAGATGATGTCGGGCGGCGCATCGGGGAAAGCGCAGCGGATGCCAGCGGCCACCAGAAGCACGCCTTGTTCATCCAGCAGCAGACGAAGCTTTGGCGTGACCACCAGCGTATCGCGCGCCCTGGCCAGGATCGCCGGATCCAGCCGCAGCTGCTGCAGGCGTTCGCGCAGGTAGTGGTATTGGATCTCGGCCTGGAGGTAGAAAACGCGTAGCGGCCTTGGCGCGGTAAAGCGCAGGAATGGTGCGCCGGCGGCGGCATGGATCAACAGGCTGATCAGGAAATCTGATTTACCGACCTTGGGCGCGCCACCCAGTACCAGCATGCCCCCTGGCGTCAGCACGCGCGGCCCGATCAGATCGTTGGGCATTGGCGACGTATCATCCAGCAGGGCGCCAAGTGGGTAGGATGCGATTTCGGCTGGTAGCGCTTCGGCACGCAGGGTCGCGGGCCCATTGCGCGCGACATGCCGGGCCCAGATGGCGTCAGCCTCGGCCTTAAGGCGTTCCAGCGGCCATGTCGGGCGCAGACAGGCGGCGTTGTAGCCGCAGATGGCTTCCCAGCCCTCATCGGGCGTCATGCGGCCTTCATGCACCTGGCGGATGAAATGACCGATGGCGGCACTGGCACCCTGAAAGCGTGTCCAGGCGTCCTGTGCTCCCTCACGCACGGGTGTTGTGAGTATGGCGCCCAGCCCCGGCCTATCGGCATGTGCGCCAGCCTGTGGCCGATCCTGGCCTGGCAGAAAGGGCATGGCGGCAATGGCCTCGGCGAAGTCGCCAAGGTCCAATTCACGGTCGGCATTGTGGGCGCGAATGGTCACGATGCGCTCCACGCCCGCCTTGCGATAGACAGTGCCGGGAACGCGGATGGGCTGATGGGCGGAGCGGAAATGCGGATCGCCACCGACCTTATCGGCGATCTCACCGCGCAAGGCGCAAAGCCGCGCAAGCTCTGCCCCCGCGGCCGGTTCGGACAGTTTCCACCAGACATGCAGCTTGGCCGCACCTTCGGCGGTGCGCCCACCGCTTTCGACGATCAGCGTCGGTTCCCCAAGGTGCTGCAACAGGTGGGAAAGCTTGGCCGCGATATCCCCGGTATCGAGATCCACCACCATGGCCTGCATTTGCAGCACGTGCTCGGCGCGAGCCTGGCCATGTTCTGCGACCGTGCCGGGGATGACATAAACGGCGCTACCTTCGCGCGCGGCCCAGGTGGCATAGGTGGCGAGCAATTCTGGCGCCGTGGCATCGGCGGGGATCCAGATATTGTGCGGCTTGATCGTCAGCCCTTGCCCCTGATCGACAAAGCCACGCACCGGGATCAGCCCCTCGCAATAGCTGAAGGCCACCGACAGAAAGCTTTTGATTTGTTCCAGATCCGGCGCGGCCGGCGTTGGGATCGACTGCCCTGCGGTGGGAAGTCGGTCCTCCAGCGTCGCTGCCGCGTCGTTGAAATCGCTCCAGACCGTCATGCAGTCTGGTCCCAGCAGCGCTTTGCCCAGGGGCAAAAGCGGCATTCGAAGTGATCGGTGGCGAGCGCGATGCGCGGTAGCAATTCGCCGGCGTCACTGGCCCGCAGAATACGCACCGCGCGGTCTGACATGCGCTGCGCCAGTTCGGCGTTGAACGGCACCAGTTCGTGATGAAGTTCCGCGGTATCCTTGTTGATGGCGGTGAATAGCACTGGGTTATCCGCAACACCCGGAATGGCAGCGTCCATATAGGCTTGGTAGATCGCGATCTGCGCGGCATAGATGGGCTGGGCGGCCGCCACACCCTTGCTCGCGGTCTCACGCCAGGCCTTGGCGTTCATGGTTTTGCATTCCCAAAGCGCTGGGAACGCCATGCCGGGAATGTTTGGCCCGCCGGCGATAACCCCATCCACATGGCCGCGAATGCGCCCACCCACGATGGAAAAGCCGAATTGCGGTGCTTCGGGCTGATCACCCTTGCGCGTGAAAAGCTGAAAGCCTGCGCCGCGCAACCAAGCCACAGCCAAATCTTCCAGCACATGGCCGATGGCAAAGATGCGGAGCAGCCTGCCGTCAAAGCCCGCACCTTCATCCTTGGGCGCCTGGAGATATTCGAATTGCAGCGCACGCTCACAGGCATGGCCAAGGCGCGAGCCACCCAGATAGCGACGCGGTGCCTGGGCAGCGTTGTCCTGCTCCAGCGCCGTATCGATCGCTGCATTGATCACAAGGCCAGCTTGGCTGCGGCTATTGAAGTCCAGCATCAGAAGGGTATCTCCCCGATTTCCTGCCGGGCGCTGGCCCGCATGGCGTCCTGAAAGGCGCCGACCGCGACCTCGATCAGCGTCAGCACCTGGGCCTCGTTCAAATCGCAAAGGCGCGTGTTCCAGCCGATTTCGTGCATGGCCTCGCCCAGGTTGCGCATGGCAGCGCGCATGGCGGCTTGTTCCTGCTCGGACAGATCAACCATGGCCGGCGATCTCCGCGCCAAGCGCGACCAAAAGCCCTGGCATGCCATGCTGCAGAACATGACCGAGGGGCGGCGCTGTCGCTGCTTGATTGGGTCGAACCAACCAAAGCCGAGTGCCGGGCGCGCGCAGACGGCGCAGGGGTATTGGGCAGCGCGCGTCATGGCTCATGCTGCCCTCGCCAGATTGGCGCCCTGCGCATTTTGGATCAGGTAGCGGATAGTGTTGCGATTGAATTTGAAGGTCAGCAGCGCCGAGGCGTGATAGCGCGTCAGGCTGTAATCGCTGCGCCGCTCGGGCTGGAGATGGGCCAATTGACGCTCTGTCGGCGGCTCACGCAGCCAGCGGCGGCTTTTATGGGCGCTTTCATCGGTTTCGTGCTCATTCAACCAATCATCCGCGGCGGCAAGCGCGACCATGCGTTCACCGATCGAGAGCAGCCTTGTCGGTTCGCACCGGGCGCCGCCCACCGCGTGCCAGGCACCATTGAGAAAAAAGATACCGGCCCAGCCATGAAAGCCATTGGCCAGCAGCGAAGCGTCATCGCCAAAAAGGTCGCACCATTCGAAGCTGGAGCGCGAGAGCAGATCGATTTCCGTCATGATGAAATCGGAAACTGGTGCTGTCGCGTGTCCACCCGCCTCAAAGGCATGACCGCAGATTGGGCATTCCATCACGGCGATGGGGATTTCCGCCTCGCAGGATGGGCAGGTCTTGGTCGGGGCCTCACCAGTGCCGGGCTGGCTGTCCAGATCTACATCCTGTTCCAGGCAGCCATGGATTTGTGAGGAGGTGCCGAAATCCAGCACGATGCAGTCGCGCTTGATGATGCCGGGATGCTCGGCCGGGTCGACGGTGCGCAGCCCGCGCCCCACCATCTGGATCATCGTGGCCTTGTAGGAACTCGGCCGCAGCAGCACGACGCAGGAGGTGGGCGGATGGTCCCAGCCTTCGGTGAGCACTGCGACATTGACGATGACGCGTGCCTCGCCCGAGGCATAGGCGGCGAGTACGGCGCGGCGCTCTGCCTCGCCCATATCGCCGGTGACCATGACGGTTGGTATGTCCGCCGCGTTGAAGGCTGCCGCCACATTCTCGGCATGCGCGATAGTGGAACAGAAAGCGACGGTCTGTCGGTCTCCGGCTTTTTCCTTCCAATGCTTGACCACGGCATCGGTCACCGGGACGGTGTCCATTACCCGGGCCACTTCATTCATGTCGAAGTCATCGCCGCTGCGCCGGACATTGCGCAGTTCATCCTGCACACCGACATCAATCACGAAGGTCCGCGGCGCCACGAGATGGCCAGAGGCGATCAATTCACCAAGCCGGATCTGATCCGCCACATTGGAAAACACCTCTCGCAGCCCGATCTTGTCGCCACGATTGGGCGTGGCGGTCACGCCATAGATGCGGCAATCGGGGTTCTGGTCGCGGACGCGGTCAATGATGCGCCGATAGCTCTGCGCGATGGCGTGATGGGCTTCATCAATCACCAGCAGGTCGAGCCTTGGCATGGCGTCCAGATTGGCCGCGCGCGTCAGTGTGGGCACCATGGCGAAGGTGACCTGACCTGCCCAGGATTTCTGGCTGGCATCGACGACCGAGGTGGTCATGCTAGGATTCACGCGGCGAAACTTGGCGTGGTTCTGTAGTGTCAGCTCGTCCCGATGCGCGAGGACCGCCGCCTTGCTGCCGCGCCCCGCAAGATGCTCGCCCACCGCAGCGGAGAGCATGACGGTCTTGCCGCAATTATGGGTCACCGTGAAATCGCCCATCAGGTAGCGGTGATCACCATCCACGGTGAAACCGAAATACTCGCCTTCGCAGATGCGGTGAACGGTAAAGCCGGTCCGCAGCACATTCTTCTTTTGCCGGCGCGGCGGTGCCTGCTTACGAATGACCCTATTCGGGATGGTATCAAGGTCACCTGAGATATGGACCCGGAAGTAGATCTCCCCCTGGACCTCCTTTTCACGCATGGTTGCCAGGAAACCAAGGCTGCGCGCCATAAAGACGACATCCTTGGCAAGCTGTTGTGATGCGCTGCAAAACTCAAAGCAGCGACCACAGGAAAGATGGCCATCGGTATCCAAAAGCCCGGCAAGCATGGCAAGCCGCACCTTGCGCGATCCCAGGCGATACTCATCGGGGACGAATTTCTGGGTGGAAAGCTTGCCGAACAGGCCAAGCTGCCGCAGTTGATCATTCACCGCGTTTCGGCTGCTGCGATCATCTACCAAATGGTAGGTATTGGCGGCATTGTCGGGTAGCTGCTCGCACCGGATGCGGATGTCATTGGCCCGGGCAAAGCTGTAGAGTGAATCGACGATCTCAATATCGGGGGTCGTCACCGAAGTACTGCGGCGCAATCCGCCATCCCCGATCAGGACGCCAAGGATATACGGGTCGAGCGAGGGTTCGGGCCGCGCCGGGAAATCAGCCGGCAGGCGGAGAAGCTTGTGCAGGTGGCGGAAAGTGTCCGAGGCGGCGAGCCAATCGCTCAGCGCGATATCAATGATCTCGCCTTCGCGGTTGTGGCCTCTCGGCCTGGGGCCTTCATCGGTGCGCACCAGGGTCAGGATGTGGTCGAGATTGACGATGAAGGACTCGCCCTTGAGGGGGCGGATTTCGAACATTTCGTCATGGCCGCGATGCAACCGCAGCACGCGGCGTGGCGAACTTCCGGGGCCCATGAGCAGGTCCCCGACCGCGATTGCCTCGACGGGCTTGAGAGAACCATCGAACATGAGGATCAGCGTACCGGCGGCGTGGCAGCCCGTGGGGGCCACACCAAGCGTGTTGCCGTGCTTGTTGAGCGCAGCGAGGCTGCGCTCAACGAAAAGCTTCTGGCGGGGGCGAAGCATCATGCCTGGGGTGCTCCTGCTTCAGCGCGCCCAGCTGGGACGCGGATCGGCGCCCACGGCTTGCGGCGGTGTTGCGGCAGGAAAGGCCCCTGGATGCGCGGCGGGTGGAGCGAAAGCCGCAGGGGCTGACGCCGGCGCCTGCGCCGGAAGGCCAGGCAGTGCAACGCGGCCCATGATTTGCGCGTAGTCCCGATGATCGGGCGTCAGCGCCATGCGGATTTCGTTCTTTTCCTCGCCATTGGTGTCTGTGCCAACATCGATCTTGGCGGCGAATTCGATGCCATCCAGATCGGCAAAGCTGGTAATGCGCCGGGCGGCTTGCGCATTGGGTGAGATATCCTTATCGGAAATGCCGCGCGCGGAATTCAGCATGCCGCGAATAAGGCTGCGGCCCATATTGGCCCAATCAGGCCCCTTCGGGCTGAACAGGCCAATCATCGAGAAAATCTTGCGCTTGGCGTATTGACCCTCAAGCACGGTGAATTCGCAATTGAGGTACACCGCACCTGTCGTGCCGCGCGTGGCATAGCCGCCATGCCAACCCTGGCTTGCATCATCAAAGCCACCGGGGCGGATCGTCAGACGCACCTTGGCGATGGTGCCCTTGGGGATCAGGTTCGGGTTCTGGCGCGCGTCATTATAGTCATTCCATGTTGCCATGGTCTGTCTCCTTTACTGGCTGTCGGTGGGGGGAGTGGTTTCGGATGCTTCGGGGGCGGGCAGCGCAAGCTGCAGCCGTTCCGCAATCGGGCGTGCCGGGGCACGGATTTTCGCGAAAAGCCTGCCGAGATGAGGTTCCTCGACCATCTCAAGTCGCCCGCTGCGATCCTTGGCCGGATAGCCCCAGGGGTTCAGCGTTTGGCAAACCAAGGCGCGCCGCAGCTGACCGTTCTCATCTTTGATCGCGGTGAGCGTCAGAACCTCGTCGACGATGCCTGGCAATTCCAGCCCGGTCTTGCTGCCATCGATCTGCGGCGCGTAGACCTTGCGATTGAAGTCATCGAGTTTTTCGTCGAGGATGCCGACAAAGATGATGTTCTTGCCGCGCGTGTGCTGCAGATGCGTAAGCCAGGCGATCATCTCCCGCCCATGCAAGCCATAGGCACCGCGAATATCTGGCTTGCCGCTTTTTTCTGAGAAGGCTTCGGGCTGGCCACGGCACCATTGAAAGCAAAGCCGCCCGGCGACGCTGATGCTATCCACAAAGAGCGTTTCGTAGCGATCAAGCTTGGCCGGGTCGCCGAATTGCTCGCAGGCCATGGCGTAATGCGCTGGCGAGTAGGACTGCTCATCGCGCAGCGCCGGGTTGGGCCCGCCGATGAAGGCAGCGAAATCCCGACATTCCTGCCATGTGCGCGGGCGGATGGTATCGCCGGTCCAGCCTTCGACCGCGAGATCGCCCGCCTCCAGATCCATGAAAATCGTGCGGTCGGCGGGGAGCGTCCAAAGCAGGCTGGTCTTGCCCTGGCCACTGCCACCGAAGATCGCTGCCTTGATGCCGCGCGATTCCGAAAGGCGCTCGTCGGCGCTGATGATCCTGAGGGCCATTATTCGGTCACCCCCAGAACGTCGCCGAGCGTCATGCTTGGGATCGTTTCCCACTCAGGAAACTCAACGAGAACCCTGCGCGCGCGTTGAGCGAACGCCCGCATCTGCGCGGCCTTTCGTTCACGCAGATCGATCACCCCGATAAACTCGCAGAGGTTCATGTGCAGCAAGCATTTGCGAACCGCATAGGGGCTTTCCTCATGAGCCGCGATTTCGGTGACCCAATGGTGATGCGCATTCCAGCCGTCTGCTGCGGCTCGCATATCGCCGGAGGTATGATGAAACGCGGCCACACCTTCCCGAGCGCCACGCCGCGCCAGGCGAAGCAATAGTGGCGGGAGATCGTTCCGACCCTCGCAGGCAAACTGAAACAGCTGCTGCGCTGCATCCGTTGTGCGAAAGCCATCGCCCTGCGGGTCGAGGCTTGAAATGATATGTCGAAGAATATCATTCATCATCGTGTTGTCCTTTGGCTTTTCGGGTGATTGGCGCGTCATCACTGGCCTCCCTGGAAATCGAGGGCGGGGGCGCAAAGCTCGCCATCGCGGCGTGCGGTCTCAGTAAGAATAGTCAGGCGATAGGTCTGGCGGCCGGCATGAACGATGCGCGCCGGTTCAAAGGCTTTGCGAGTGCGCTCGGGCCAGGCGGTATAGGCGCTCTCGGGAACCTTGAAGGTGATCTCAAGGTAATCGCGAGGGTTGTCGCCACCGGCGTGGATTTCCTCGGCAAGCCGTGCAAGCTGCGCCTGGTCCCATTCCACTTTCTTTGGCAATTCGGCGGTGACTTCCACCATGCCGTCCTGAAAGCGCACCGTGCCGGTATCCTTGCCGGCTAAGCCGCGTGCCGCGATGGCGCGCTGCTGGTAGCGAAGGGCAATCGCGCTTTCGATCCAGGCCTGCATGCGTTTCGCAGCATCAGCCGCCTCGCGCGCATCGGATTGAAGCAGTGCGAGATGCTCGGCAGGCAGCGCGACGACGTCGCCCATTGGCATGTGGCGCAGGGCTTCGAGTGTGGGGCGGTTGGAGAGCGCGTGCATCAGGCTGCTTCCCCAAGAATCATGGCGATCAGGTTCCGACTGCCATTGCGCGGACGGGGGCGCGCGATGATGAGATACTCGTAATCCTCAAAGCCGTGGCGGATTTGCACGAGATGAGCGAAGCCGCCTTCGGAGAGCTTCAATGCCCTTTCGGCAAGCCGGATCAGCGCAAGCCTTTCCTCATCTTGCATAAGCTTCAGCAGCGGGCAGATGCTTCGTGCGAGCGCGCCGCGGAAGTAGGTGAGACGTTCGCCAGGCGCCGCAGCGCCAAGCCAGGAGCAGAGCGAAGCTTCTGTAAGAAGCTCCGGCACTGCGCGGGGGTCAGGAAGGTGTGTGTCCATACTTAGCCCTACCCAGGCACATTCAAATCCGTCTCAGCTTGGCGAGCTGATTCCACCGATGAGCAGGCGCAGGCGCATTTCGCGAATGCGGCGATAGAGAACGGAGCGTGGCAGCGGTCCCTGTCGCCCGACCTCGTGCGGTGTGGCGTGGCAGAGCGATGCGCAAATGCTGTGGTCGCGTTCATCAAGCAGTGCACTTGCGCGATCGAGATCAAGGCGCCGTTCCAGCGCAGCCACCGCATTCGTGTTCTGGCCGCACCATGCGGCGTAGCCTTCGCTTTCCGGAATGATGTCCGCGAGCGTCAGCGGCTCCTCCTGGCCCGCCACCGCGTCATCCAGTGTCGCGTCATGCCTTTCGCGTTTCTCGCGCCGAAAGCGCGTGGCAAGGCGCGCGGCACGGTGCTGGAAGCAGACCGTGGCGAAGGCCGCGAGGGTTCCACGCGCCGGATCGAAGGATCGCAGGCGGGTGATCAGGTTGAGCAGCAGGTCCTGCTCGATATCTTCCTGCTCATGACCGGGACGCCCCAGGGTGCGGCGCAGGCGGCTGGCCTGGGTTTTTGCGATGGGGCGGATGATGTCGAGATCGGCGAGTGAAAGCCGGGTCAGCATGGGTATCGCTCCTGTCGTTTTGGCTATGACGTCAGGAAACAAACACAGGGGTGGGGGCGGTATTGGCGGAAATGGGCAGAAAGGGGAATAAATGCCTCTGCTGACTTAATCCCCCCAAGGCGATCAATGGGTTAGCCCTGTTTGGGGCGGAAATCCGCTGATTTCTGCGATTTATGCCCCAGGGCGATTCGGGAAATTGGTCCCAGGGCCGGGCTGTGGATATCGGGGAAAAGAGAACAAGAGGCGAACAAACCTATTGACCACCCGCACAGGCGCTTATCATAATTATCCTATGTCAATCACCGTGGATTACCCCCATCATCCCCACTCAGGCGTGCCCCGGCCTCTCCTGGCAGAGGCCCTTTGGGCCGTCGCAGCGCAGGTGCGCCGTCAGGTCATGTGCCGACAAAAGGGCTTTGCCGTGCCGGTTGCCGCCCTGGTCGCGGCTGCTGATCGGGTTCTGGCCAATGGCCAGGCCATCACCGTTTCCTGGGAACTCGGCCAGCCGGTCCATGATGACAATGGCCGGGCCGTTCTCGGCGTTTGCGAGACCGACCCGGAGGTTCCTGGCGCGGCCCTGGTCTCCATCAATGGCAGCCTGATTGCCGGGCGCGATGATCTCGCGGTGAGCACCGCCGCGCATGAATTGGGGCATGTCATTTTTGATGTCCCGGCAGCGCTTGGTGCGCCGTTGCGGCGTTATCGGTCCGTGACGCCCGATCCTGCTGCGCTGCTCGACAGGCGGGCGGTCGCCTCTGAGCGCAGGGCGAATGAATTCATGGGCGCGCTATTGGTGCCGCCTGTTCCCTTGCATCTGCGGCTCTTGGTGCATGCGCATGCCGAGCGGCTGCGCACGGTCAATGCGCCGCATCGTGGCAGGCCGGGCTCTCGCGTGCTGGCGGCAGAAAATCCGATGGAAGCGATTGAGGGGGTGATTGCGGCGCTGGCGATCGATTTCGGTGTCTCGGAGCGTTTCATCGCCGTGCGGCTGGACCGCTACGGCTTAATCCAAGGAGGGGTAGGATGAGTTTTGGGTCGGTCATTCGCAATCGCCGGACTGCGCTTGGCATCAGCTTGAATGACCTTGCGGAAAGGCTGGAAATCTCGCCGGCCTATTGGTCGCGGATTGAACGCGATCATGAAAACCCGCCGCGCGATGAATTGATAGAGCGTGCCGCCGCCATTCTGGGCGTGCAGGTGGATGAGCTCTTTGTCGAAGCGCAGCGACTGCCGCCGGATATGCGCAGGGATATTGGGCGGGTGGTGCTGGCCTATCGGCGTTTGCGCTTTATGGGAAAGAGATGAATGTCATGGGCGTCCGCATCATCAAGAAGCCATATTACGGAATTGAGGAAGTCTGTCGGCGCTGGGAAATCTCAGAGGCGGATCTAGCCGGCTTTGTGATTGAGCGGGAGATCACGCTTTCAATCGTTGTCGCAAGCCTCCTTGTGGAAATTGGCACGATCGAAGAAATTGATCACAAAAACTGGTGTTCTATTCCCGAAGAAAGGCGGCACTTTTCTGGGGCTTTAGATCTACACCCTGTAAACGCATGGACCATTCTCACTGAGGGGGCGCAAGTCATCAACTCTTTCAAGGCAGCCGACGAAAGATACATCAGCATCGAGGGTCACGAATACGAAAATGGCGAATTACATGTCGTGCGCAACCAGCTGATTGTGCGTCATGCCGAGTTGGTACGATTCGAGGCCGCTCAGGATCAATCCGCGGCACCTGTTGCTGCTGCAGCGCCGGAAGCGCTGGTGGTGCTGAACGGGCGCGGCGCGCCGGCGAAATACAAATGGGATGATTTCTACTGCGCCTTGGCCGTGATGACCCATGCCGAGGGCATCCCCGAGACCCAGACCGAATTGACCCGCCGCATGATGGATTGGTTCGCCAAGCAGAACCTCTATCCCGACCTGACGACGGTGAAACGGAAAGTCGCCACCTTCTGGCGCCAGTATCACGAGGCGATTGCCCACAATCCCGCTTGAGTGGGACGGATCGCTGCCTGGGTGGGTAGGGCTAAGTATGGAGCCGGTACCCGCCAACCCCCACCTCCCGCCGCACCTCCGCGAAGTCTGCGACATCCTCGCCCGCGGGTTACTGCGGCTGCAGAGCCGCGTAGGGCAGGGGACTAGCCCGGGTCCCGCCAAGCCCGGAGACATTCGCCTACACTTCCAGGCCCCCCAGCGCCGTTATGCGAACCCCAAGAGAAAGGGAACCGCATGAAACGAACCGCACCAAGCGAGCCAAACCCGCCCGCAATCATTGTCCCTGCCATTCCAAAGCAGGACGTGCCAGCCCGGCTTGCCGCTTTGCCGAGCGCCGATATTCGCGACTTGAAGCAGCAATGGCGCAGCCTCTTTGGCACGGAGCCGCCGCCCTATAATCGGCGCTTTCTGGAACGGCGCATCGCCTATCGCATTCAGGAATTGGCCTATGGTGGCCTGAAGCCAGAAACGATCGCGCGCCTGGAAGCGCTGGGCGAACAGATTGATGGCAGCAACATCACGCTCCGCCGCATCCGGCAGGATCAGCGCCCGATCGCCGGCACGCGCCTGCTGCGCGAATATCAGGGCGTCGAGCATGTCGTGACGGTCACGCGCGATGGCTACGAATATCAGGGCCGACCCTATCAATCGCTCTCCGCCATCGCGCGCGCCATCACCGGCACGCGTTGGAATGGCTGGATGTTCTTTGGCTTGCGAAAGGCCAGCGCATGACCCGCCGCGATGCCGCAAGCCCCGCGCC